TATCATAGGCCAGCCATTCATCAAACCTAGTGAATGGATCAAATGGATTGTCAACTGTTGTTAACATGTACTCAATAGTATCAGCCATTACTGATACCTTCCTTGAGTGTAGTCAAACCAACACCAAGGTGAGCTGCTATCTCAGCCTGTGTATACCCAGCAGCTAGCATTGATTGAGCACGGGCTATCTTAGCAGACGACATCTTGGGCTGAGTCTTTGGCATAGCTAAACGCTTAACTGTCTCGGGGTTGCTATGATTTAAAATCTCATTCAGTTTATGAGTACTGATAGCACCAGCTTGAATAGCATCCCATTCAGCTTGCGTTAACTCAATCCTATCTTTATGAGCGCCTGTTCTAAGACGGGCTTCATTCAAAGCCAGCTGTTTAATCTTCTTGACGTCAGCTGGATCCATCTTACCTGGATGAGCCTGCCTCTTTATGGAGACGGTCTCATTTGCTATGAGCTGGGCTTGTCTTTCAAGGGGGGCATTCTTCTTAGCAAGGTTTAGTTTTGCATTCAAAGAAGATACTTCTTTAGTATACACTTTCTTTGCAGAGGGGGAATAAGGCTTACTCTTAGTAGCTTCTGCTTCTTTCCTTGCTGTGTTAGCCATAGCCTTTAGCTTATTGGAATGCCTAGCATATACCGCTTCCATCCTTGTACCAGAAGAAAGAGTAAAAGCATCATCAGTCTCAGCCAAACGTTGAGACTTAGTTACTGCTAACCTTCTGCCACCAGTTCGAGTTGGAATTGTACGCCCTGTTTCTACAAAGACCTTCTTACCAGTAACAGGATCAACAGCTCCACCTTGACTAGCAGGCCTTATCTTTCTCTCAGGTACTCGGATTTCAGAGCCCGCTCTACTGATAAGGGTAGAAGCACCAGCTCTCTTTCCACCTTGGTATTCCTCTTTCAAACTAGCAATACCATGATCCTTTTCTGATTGCACGAAATCAAGCTCATGCTTTTCGGAATCAATAACAACCATGGAATGCTTAACTGCTCGAGCTAGTTCATCGGCATGTGCTCCACGAAGGGACATGTCTGTGATCAGGTTAGAAATCTTACCCATCTCTTGTTGTTTCCGAGCACTACTAATACGAGGGATGGGCGAATCCTTAGGTAGCTTGTAGGATTGAGGATCAAATCCTTTCAAGTCTTCTAAGGCGGGGGTTCTTTTAATAGATCCTTTATTGTTAGGAATAACAAGAACTGTATCCCCATCGAAATCTGCTCCCGACAAACGTTCAGCAACACTATGATGAATACCAACTGCATCCAACTTAGGACCAGGTGGTAATAGTCTTCGTGCTTCACGATTTTTATTGTTCACAACTAGCTCAGGAATTTCAAACGTTCCACCATGAGGGTGGCGAATAAGTACTACTCGTTCACCGTTTCTAAAAGAAGGAGCATAAATTTCAGTTGGCTTCATAGACGAAACAGGAAGAATAACTCTATTCGCCTGCCGAGGCAAAGCTGCTGCCTTTAGATGTACGGCTGCAGAATCCGTTTGATCTGCAAATTTAGTAAGAAGATCTTTACGAACAGTAGGATTAGTTAGCTTACTGATTTGATCTAGTTCTAGAAGACGTCGTTCAAATGTTAAATCTAGTTGTTGTTGAGCAAGTTTTGGATCTTGCTTCGACAACATCTGAGATGAAAGAGTTCTACTCCATGTATCCCAATCACCTTCTACACCAGATTCAGGTTTAGTAGGACTACCGACAATATTCATAGCCGAAGAAACTTTACCTTTTTCATCATGAACTTGTCGTACGATAGAACCAAATGGATTATCTGGATCTGGTTCCAACTCTTTCATAACATCTTTCTTCCTACCAGTATTAGTTTTATTAGTATTAAATACCAAATCTACACCAGCAGGGAGATCATCTTTGTACACAGCCATACCCTTCAAGTAATGGGTATTGTCCACCATGATGCGAACTTGGCCGTAATTGTTTTTACCAATTGAAAGATCCTTCACTCCAGGTCGAACGAAGATAACACCGTCAGCCTTATCTCCACCATCTTCTTTATAATTAATTCGAATACGCCTTGAACTAACCGAGATAGGTGGATCAATACCCAAGAAACTCCGACCATAATCAATTGAACGTTCAGAAATCTGTCGAATTTGATCTCTAAATCTCTGAACATATCCAAGAGTAGTACCAGGTGGAGCTAGAACTTTCATGGTTGTATATTTATCAGTGCCAATCTGTCGAATCTTAATGGAGTGAGTAGGATATCCTTCTTCTTTCAATGAGGCAACGGCAGTGTCAAGGCGGTTTCTAGTAATCTGAAGTTGATTATCAACGCCTTTCCCAACGTCTACCATTCCCTTTTCTGCTACTTGATCCTTGAGCATCTTAGCTGTAGCTTGAAGAGCTTCAGCTCTGTCTTTTGCACCAGGAGCAAGAAGAGCTCGAACCGAAGATTCATTAAGACCACCCATGCGCTCACCGATTGCGCCGTTTGACCAACCTCTAGCCTTCAAACGTTCGGCTGTCATAATGTCGGTTTGCTTTTGTCGAGCTCTAGCGTTTGCTCGAAGACCACGAAATTCTACGGTAGTCATACCATAGTTTTTAGCAATCTCCGCATCGGACATACCTTGTTTTCGATGAATATCAATGGTATCAAGAAAGCTTCGATTACGAGTAGTCACTGATCCACCAGATCCCCAAGGGTATCGACCAGATCGTCGAAGGATGCCGTAATGCACAAGATGCTGTTCTTCAGTACGAATCACGATTCATCCTCCAATCTTCGATGACTAATTAATTTATCAAATTCTTGAATCTTTTCCATGATAAACATGATGTCTTCTGGGTCAGCATCATAAACCACAACTTCATTATCTTGATAAATGCGCAACTCAATTTTGATTTGAAACGGATCTTTATCGTATTCAAGACAAAATAGTGCAGCATAGATTTCAAGTTGGTGGACTGAGCCAGGATACATTCCTGTTTTTAAATCATGAATTCGAAGAGTATTATATCTAAATGCGATTGCATCTGCAGTACCAAAACAATTTTCAGAATAAAAAAGAATCTGTTCGGTAGTCATTCTATGACGAATCGCATCGTTGATGTACAAACCTACTGTACCAACAAGATTTGAAAGACGACCTTCTTTGATTTCTCTTTGAGCATACTCATGCTGCTGTGTACCATAAGTAGAAGCTTGAGATGAAGTCCAACGTTCAATCAGTCGATCGGGAGTGTAATTAATCCAATGGTGTTGACTAGGGCTAAGAAACGCATGTTCACCTTGGAGACTCAAATGCCTGTTGAAGCGCATGCAAAACCTCTTCTTCATTTTCAGGATAAATAAAAGCAGCGAATGACATTTGATCTAACCTCTCAATAAAGAAAAGTTGATTAGGCCGAGAAGGAGCTCGAGCAGAAAGCTTAACTTCCAACGAAGCCCAATAACTTTGCCAAAGAATAAGAAGATCGGGAAAACCTTGTTGATATGCTGTATCTGTTTTTAGAACAACACAACCTGGAAATGTATCAACTAACCGTTTAATCAATTTAGCTTGGTATTCATTCTCTCTCATGGCCAAACCTGATACTCACCTAAGTAAATTCGCTCGACTTCAGCATCACCCAAATATAAAGCATTAGCATTATTCAAGATAATTCCCACAAGTTCCGAATAACCTATAAAGTTCATGGCTAACATCAACTGTAAATCAAACGACCCATATGTATCAACACGACCAGGGCCTATAGTTGAGTCAAAAATAAGAGGTAATGAGAAAGCAGAGAACGCTGTTCGTGTTCCTTCAAATGAGCCATCAACAGCGATAGGAAGTGAGAATTCACCAAACGTTTCACGTATAGCACTAAAGACTGGATCAAGACTAAGATCTAGACTGAATTCACCAAACTTTGTTTGTGGACCGACTAAAACTGATCCATCAAACTCAGCGTCAAATATGATTGGAAACTCGAATTCACCAAACGTTTCACGTACAGCTTCGAAAGATGCATCAAAAGTAAGAGGTAAAGAGAACTGACCAAACGTTTCGCGAATAGCAGCGAAATCTCTATCAAACGTTAAAGGTAAAGAGAATTGTCCAAAGGTTTCACGAACCGCATCGAAATCTGCGGTAACTGTAATTGGAAAATCAAATTCTCCAAACGTCAACCTTTGACCATCAAATTCTCTATCGAGCGTCATATCCAGCGAAAACTCGCCGAAATATGTAGTGCCTCCTGTCACTGGTGGTGACACAGCTACAACAAGCTGAGCTTTAACACCAGCATTTGCTTTGGTATATGTCCAGTTACTAATTGCACCAGCTACTAGTTTCTGACCACTAGCAATTAACTTCGCTGACCCACCACCAGTCTGAACCGAGTTATCTGCTAATTCAGCTACACTTGCCAAACCCGCATTCGCGACAGCCGAAAACTCTGCTGTACCGTTTGCATCTGGTGTATCACTAGCTGCGAAAAGAAATACAAGGC